GACGGGTTTCCCGTTCTGGTAGGTGGCAGGCTGAACCTCGTAGGTGTTTAGGAGGTTCTCAGCGTTGTCAGCTGGAATGAGGATTCTCGGCTCGCCCTTCGCGATCGTGCGAATTAAAGAGCGAGTGAGACGGGTTGATGGGAGATGGGAGGCGTGCAATTTGTGCAAGCAAATTCGCTTTGCCTTGGCTGAGACGTGAGCAGAACCTCGGATCATGTCGCTCAGTTTGGTGCCCGATTTCATCAAAGCTGTTCCTGCTTTGATGCGGCGGCGGAATTCATTCCGCTGTTGGTTTGTTGTCATGGTTGACCCAGACAACTTCCAACGCCAGTTCTGAGCGGCCCTCGACGAGAGGAAGGCATTTCGGAGGTCCGAATAAGGAACCACCCCAGGCTTTGCCGGGGTGCCTCTGTACCCGATGGCGTCGATCGTAAATTTGCGGAGTACCTCAGGCTTTGAAGCCGAGGATCCGTAGACCGGTCCACATCGGAGGGTACCGAGGAGCAACGCCATTAATTTGGTGTTGTCCATACCACTTATTCGGCCTCCGGAGAGTCCGAATTTCGTCGGGCCCGAGGGGAGACCCTTGGGGCGTGTTCTGCTGAGAGTATCTCTTTTAAGTTCGCTTAGAGGAGCGAAGGTTGCTTTCTTCCCTGCGAGTCCGTCGCGCAGGGCGATCGGGTTGTCTGTAAGACCCGCATGTTGACGGCAACCTGACGCTTCGGCGAGCCTAAGGAGACTCTCTGATGTCCAGCACGTCTTGCTCTTCCTGGTGACGATTTGTTCGCAGTAGACACCCCGAGGGCCGTAGAACGCTTTCGAAGAGTTGATTTGGAGTCCTAAAGATCCAATCTTTCTCTCGTAGGCGTCACGTTGGCCCGGTGTCCATGCTGCGATCAAGTCATCTCCGCAAATTGCTCGTGACCTCTCGGAGGTATGATCTGACGCCCATGCGTTCAGGAGAGATAGCACCGTCCATGAAGTTCCTAGGCCCATATGGATTCCACGTTTTGTCGTGCGTCCATCTGGTAACTTCATTGGAGATGCGAGGACCTCTGCTGCGCGCCGTTCTTTGGCGCTCCAGCTCATACTCCTTCCGATTTCGTCAAGTACGACCTGTGCCACTTCGTGGGGGATTAAGTCGGTGGCTTTCGTTAGATCAGCGCTGTAGAGCGCGATCTCTCCACTATCGACGATCTTCGATGGTAGAGTGAGCTTCACATCCTTGCCCCATAGTGTCCATTTGTGCACGTGGAGTC